CGCATGACGTGCTTCATCCCTCTCCGAAGTGAGGTTGAACATGTCTGCTCCCACCACCTTTGCTGTTGGCGATCCGAAAGCCGTCAAGCGCTGGTCCGGCTCCCTCTTCCTCGAGACGGCCAAGAAATCGTACTTCGACCGTAAGTTCATCGGCGATGGCGACAACTACTGCATCCAGCGCCTGACCGATCTCGAGAGCGAACCCGGCGATACCATTTCGTTCGATCTGTCGCTGCTCCTGACCGGTGAGCCCGTCTACGGCGACAGCTTGGCTCAGGGCAAGGAGAAGAACCTCCGCTTCGCAACCGACCAGATCCAGATCGACCAGATGTTCTATCCGGTCAACGCTGGTGGTGTGATGACGCGCAAGCGCACCGTCCACAACCTGCGGACCGTGTCGCGCAATCGGATGTCGGACTACTGGGCCCGGTTCGTCGACGAGATGATGTTCATCTACCTGTCGGGCTCCCGCGGCATCAACGAGGGCTTCAACACCCCGGTTGCGTGGGCTGGTCACGCCGGCAACCCGATTCAGGCGCCGACCGCGTCCCACATCCTCTACGCTGGCACCGCGACTTCCGCCGCGACCATCACCGCCAGTGACATCATGACCCGCACCGTCGTCGAACGCGCCGAGACCAAGGCGAAGATGATGCGCGAGGTCAATCCGAACGTCTCCAACATCGTGCCCGTCACCATCGAAGGTGAAGGCCACTATGTCTGCCTGATGTCTCCCTTCCAGGAGTACGGCATGCGGACCGATGTCGGCACCGGCGGCTGGCTCGACATCCAGAAGGCCGCAGCAGGCGCAGAAGGCCGCAAGAACCCGATCTTCTCTGGTGGTCTGGGCATGATCGGCAAGACCGTGCTCCACTCCCATGAATCGGTCATCCGGTTCAACAACTACGGCGCCGGCGCCAACGTCCGGGCAGCCCGCGCGCTGTACATGGGTCGTCAGGCCGGTGTCTGCGCATACGGCACCACGTCCGGCATGCGAATGAACTGGTCCGAGGAACTGACCGACCACAAGCGCCAGTTGAGCGTCGGCTCCGGCCTGATCATGGGTGTCAAGAAGACCCAGTTTGGTGGCCGCGATTTCGGTCTGTTCTCGATCGACACCGCCGCGGCTGATCCGAACCCCTGATGACTGAGGAAGGGGGCGGAAACGCCCCTTTCCCACATCTGCCCTTCCAGCACCGTTCCGACCCCGGAGACCGACAATGCCCATCTTCCAGTCCGAAGCCGCTCGAGGCCTCATCACCCCGCCGATGCCGATCTTCGCCGGTGCACCCACCGTCTGGCGTTACACCCAGCTCATTCCGGCGACCGGTCTTCTGGTCAACGACATCTTCGAGCTTGCAGCAATCCCAGCAAACATGCGCGTTGCCGAACTCGTCCTGGACTCGGACGACCTCGACAGCAACGGCACGCCGCTGATCACGCTCGCCGTTGGCATCATGTCCGGCCAGTGGGGCGACACCTCGCAGAGCCGCACCTGTGGCGCGGAGTTCTTCAGTGGTCTGCAGATCGCCCGCACCGGTGGCGTCGCCACGCCGTCGCTCGCCAGTGCCTACCGCACCGGTAAGGCGGCCTTCGCCCGCTCGATCGGCGTCCAGATCACGGCGCTTGCAGCGACCGCTGTTGCCGGCACGATCGGCCTGACCGTCACCTGCGTCGACTGATCGACGTCGCACACACCGGGAAGCCACTCGACGGCTTCCCGGTCCTTTTCAGCCGCACCCTCGAAGGACTCGACCCATGGCGCTTGTCGAATGCGTACTCGGACCAGCAACCCCGTATGTCGCTGGACACCAGTTTGATTTCCAGCGCGACCGCTACGGCCGATTTGTGGCCCAGGTCGATGATCTGAAAGCACTGGCCTGCCTGCTCAGCGTTGAGCACTACCGAGTGGTCAAGGACGAGCCCGAGGACGAGCCCCAGACGGAAGACGCCGCAGACACCAAGAAGCCAGCCGTGCGCGGCAAGGATCCTGCTGCCGGCGAGACCAAGCGCGGCCGCAAGAAGTCCGATGCGGCACCGGCTCCGACCAGCGATGCTGGTGATGCAAATGCCGCTCCCGGGCTTGGAATCGTTCAGGGCGCTGCCGACAACGCTGCCGGGCAGTAACTGCAATGGCCGTTCTGGCATCGACGCTGTTCAGCCAGGCCGGCGTCCTGCTGCAGGACACCACGCACACGCGCTGGCCGCTCGATGAACTCGCAGCGTGGACCGATGACGGGATCCGCGCCATCGTCATGGCCAAGCCGAACGCCGCGCCGATCGACATGGTGATCAATCTGGTGGCCGGCACGCTGCAGACGCTGCCGAGCGCTGCCGGCGTCAACATTCCGCAGTCGCTGCTCAGCCTGACGCGCAACCTGCGGCAAACGACACCAGCCCGCCTGTCCGGCCGCGCCATCACGGCAACCAACCGCCTGTCGCTCGATGGGCGCTCGCCGCATTGGCATGATGAGCGCACCACCCCGCGCGCCAAGGAGGTCCGGCAGTTCTTCCTCGATGCCATGGACCCGCTTCGCTTCTGGGTTTACCCGGGCAATGACGGGACCGGTGTCGTCGAAGCCATCGTGTCGGCACTGCCGCCGGCAATCACACCAACAGGATCAGCGACGCTGCTTTCGTCCTGGAATGTGCCGATCCCGCTGCTGCAGGACATCTACGCCACGCCGCTGCTGGACTATGTGTGCTTCCGGGCGCAGAGCAAGGACGACACCGGCGCCAATGCCGGCCGCGCATCGGCGCATTACACCGCCTTCGCGACGGCGATCGGCATCAAGGTGCAGTCAGAAGCCGGATCCCAGCCCAACCGCAGGGTGAGCGGATGACCGCGACGCTTCCGATCGCCGACTTTATCGACGAGGTCCGCGCGCGCGTGCCGCTGGCCGGCGAGCCCGACATCGAGACGGCTCTCCGTGATGCCGCACGTGTGCTGTGCGCCCGCACGCGCATCTGGCGCGACACCTTCGATCTGGTTGTCACAGTGCCCGGCGGACAGGCCTTGTGGGACAATGCCAATGCGAGGATCGACATGGTCGAGACCGCGCGCATCGACGATCGCTCGCTCCAACTGCGCGATCCCGTCTGGCTCGACCGTGAGCATCCGACGTGGCAGGACGCAGGACAGACGCCGTCTCAGGCCCGGTATGTCACGCAGCTGGCGCCGGATGAGATCGTCATCTGGCCACCCGAAGAGGCGACTGTGCGCATGCGGGCCATCCTGGTCCCGTCGCGCGACTGCACTACGCTGCCACAGTTCCTGTTCTCGGACCACATGGAAGCGCTCGGCATTGGCGCCGCCGCTCGCCTGATGATGCTGCCGAACCCGGACTTCGCGAACCCGCAATATGCGCAAGCGCTGGAACAGGATTTCGAGCGCAAGATCGACCGGCTGGCTGCACGATCCGCACGCCACCAGATCCGCGCGCCGCGCCGGAGCCGCAGCGACTGGTTCTAGCGCCACGGACCACGATGCGGTAGACTAGGCTATCAATTCCGCATGACGCGGCCCGCGACCTCCAAGGAACGCGCATGCCCGTCATTTTTGCCAACAACGCCGTATCCCTGCTCGCCGCGTCGATCAATGCGAGCGCGACATCGCTCTCGATCTCGGCCGATGATGCGGCGCGCTTCCCCACACCAACCGGTGGCGACTGGTTCCCGCTGACGCTGTTCGACGAAGCCGGTGCAATGGAGATCATGCGCTGCACAGCGCGGGCATCTGCAGTGCTCACGGTCGTGCGCGGTCAGGAAGGCACTGCAGCCGTGTCATGGTCGGCAGGGGCCGGCGTTGAATTGCGCGCAACCGCGGCTTCGATGGCCGCACTGTCGGCGCCAGGGGCTGCATCCATCGCGTTCGCTCCGGCGGGATCTATCGTTGCTACCAATGCGCAAGCGGCGATCGAGGAAGTAGGCGCGACAGCCGACGCTGCAGCGCCACTGGCGGGGGCTGACTTCACCGGGCCTATTACCGGCACTGACGCGGGATTCACAGGCACCGTGTCCGCCGGCGACGGCACAGCGCCAGAGCATGTCATGCCTCGCAGCCAATCGGATGTCAGGTACAAGTTTCGCGCCAACGCAAGGCAGGATGTAGCCACGGCGTCCACGGTCGATCTCGCGGCCATCACTGCGACCGACTACATCAACCTGACCGGTACGATCCAGATTAACAGCTTTGGGACCGGCGGCGCCGTCGGTTTGCGCTATGTGTGCCGCGCCAATGCGGTGTTTGTCCTCAATGAGGGCACAAATCTGCAAACGCCGACCGGGGCCGACATCACAACCGGGGCCGGAGACCTGTTCGAGGTGGTCCTCGAGGCCAGCAATGTGTGGCGCATCGTTGCCTATCTCCGCGCGACGGGGCATCCCCTGGCTGGTGGACTCAGCGCCGCCGACAAGATTAAGTTGGACGCCGTGCCGACGCCAGCAAACATCTGGCACACTGGCAACCTTGCGTCGCCTTTCAGCGGAACCGTCGCGGCGCGCTCAATAGGTTCGTCGGAGCCATTCACGAATAACCAAGCCACTAACCACAACACAGGCACATCATATCCCGGATCACACCTCTTGCCCTCGGTGGCAGGCACATGGCTATGTCTTGGTCCTTCAGCCTTTTCCGGGTCTGTTGTTAGCCAGAATGTCCAAGGCCTTTACAGGAGAGTTGCGTAATGACCGCCCAATACGAACGCGCTCGCAATCCTGTATGGGCAAACGCAGAGCAATCTCTCATCACTCTGGAGGTGGACTTCTCGTTCATCACCGATGAGTGGGTGCCGTTTACTGCATCTCCGGATGACGGCACCGACTACGGGCCTGAATTGTTCGCACGAGCCGTTGCAGGGCACTTCGGAGAGATTGGTGCGTTTGTTCCGCCGCCTGAGCCCGAGCCGGTGCTGTCGCCCATCAGCGCATTGCAACTTTCAACTGCGTTGTTCAACGCGCGCAAAATCACCGCTGCAGAGGCGCGCGCATTTGGCCGCGCAGGCGTGATCCCTGCCTCAATCGAAACCGCTGTGATCGCAGCCCTCGAGCAGGTCGGCAAAACGCCAGATGAAATCCAGATAGCCCTTCTGTTTCTGGAAAGCGCGACCGAGTACCACCGCGACCATCCGCTGACGCCGATCATCGGGCTTGCGCTCGATATGGATGCTGACGCGCTGGATGCCTTGTGGCTGGCCGGCTTGCAGATCTATTGAGGCCGATCCATGCCCGCGATCATCATGACAGCATTCCAGGGGGAGCAGCCGCGCATCGTGCCGCGGCTGCTGCCGCCATCTGGCGCCCAGGACGCCATCAACGTCCGTCTCGATGATGGCGGATTGACGCCTGTGCGGGATTCGCAGTCTGTCGGGCAGAATGCCGTGGCGGGCGCGCTCACCATTGCCAAGCATGGCGACACCTGGCTGTCGTGGACGTCGCTTGTGCATGCTGTGCCGGGCCCGGTGGCGACTGACCGGCTTTATATCACCGGCGACGGCGTACCAAAGATGCGCACGCTGGCTG